GTGAGTTTCAGTGAATCAAAAATAGGTCAGATTGCAATAGATTATGGAGTAAATTACGGGGTGAACGGAAAGGATGTTGTGACCACCTCAATGGTAATCAGCCAACTGGGGAGTTTCGAAATAAGGGCCACGACGTATATAAACCACAAGGGCACAGAATTGATAAAAATCAGTGGGCATCCGGGGATCAGAAAAATACTCAATGCGCCAGTTTTTGCTGCTAAAAACCCAAAGGTTGTTGATCTGGGTATTGGTAAGTATGGGCTGACAAAATCAATAGTCAAAGGCGCGAGATTAACGTTTTATGTGGCTGCGGCATATCGAACTATTGATTTTATACTCAATGATGCGACCTCATTAGCCGAGTATCTTGGCCCGTTAGCCACGGATGTGGTGAAAATCGGTGTGGCGTCTGCAATTAGTTGGGGAGTTGGGACTATAGCTCTAGGGGTTGTTTCTACCGTTGCAGTCCCTTTGGTTGTAGTTGTTATCGTAGGATTAGTTTCTGCAATTGGTTTAAACTATTTAGATGATAAATTTGGTGTTACAGATAAAGTTGTTAAGTGCATTGAAGGTGCACAGCAAGAGTTTGTAGAAAAAGCTCGTGAGATGGAAAAAGGGCTTTTGGATTTGGGGGCTATGTATGCAGATAGGATGCTTGATAAAGGAAAAGAAGTTATTGAGTATGAAGTTAGAAACTATATCAAGGAAGTACTGAGTAACTTTAACACCAGGTGGTTTTAATGTACGAACTCACATTAAAAAGAAGAATATTTATATTTTTTGGCGTGTTATTTTTATTTATACCTTTAGGTGCTGGAGGTGTATATCTGACTGTAGATGCCATAAATGAGTATTTATCTTTTCCTAATATTATCATTTTCTCATCTTTTACCATATATGGAATAACGTGTTTTCTTATATTACTCCCTCTAGTGTTTATTTCCTTACCCCCTGTTTTTTTAGGACGCCAAGCATCCATTTCCATTCAAAAGCCAGTATCTAAATTTATCGTACTTTGTTTCCTTACTTCTATTTTTTTTCAGATAGGATTCAGGTTTTATTTTGTAAATGAATTTGAAAAAAGAGGATATATGGCTTGCCAAGGTATTCCATCAGGATGGACGCCAGGCATGGCAACTAAGTACGCAATAAGTGAAGAGTTATGTTTAAAAAAGTCAGACTGATGTGCTTTTCTCTTAAGTAATCTTTTCATCGATCAATCAAGGCCACCGCCAGAACAGTGGCTTTTTTTGGTTTTGGCTTCAATCATCCACCCGTCAGCTTTTTCATTCTACGCTTGATATTGTCAACGGCGCTGGTGGTCCAAATGCCTCCCCGTGCTGGCCTGATCCCCAAGTTGTTTAATCTATTGATAATGGCTTTGTTGCTGGACTGGATGCCGAGCCGTTCGGTTTCACTGACCATCTGGCAAATAATATCTTTTGCGCTCAATACCGATGCGCTGGTGGCTTTAATTGCTCCTAGTTCAGCCGGTGGGGCAGATAAAGCAGCAGGACCACTGAACACCCCTTCCATTTGACTGATAAGGGCCTCCATACGTGACTCTGGCGAACGTGAGGTATCTGGCGTGCCTAACTTATCCAGAACAGCCCCCAGTAGCCACGCAGATTTATCCTTTCCTGAATGCTTCACTGCCCCATCAATCTCACCTGCCAACTCAGCCGGCACTCTGAAAGAAAACAGCTTGCTTTTCTTCTTATTCGTCATGTGTAAACACCGTATACAGTTTTGGTTAGATGCTGATTCTATCTGATGTATACGCGTATACGGGAAGTAAATCAACTGAGCGACCACAACGCACGCCCTCACAAATCGTCTAACCGGATAGCAAATTAATACTTTAATTTACTATTTAAATGGAAAATAATTCTCTATATTTAAATAAAAATAGAAAATATTGTTGATCACAAAATGTACCGATGTGATACTGGATACCTAACCAGTTATCGGAGGTGGCACTATGGCAGCACTAAGTAAGAGTCCTATCCTTGTCGATCAGCCCATTATTGAAGGGTTAAAGCGATTGCAGGATGAAGAGGCAAGACGTTCTACCGTTGGGGCAGCACCCAGCATTCAGGCACTGGCGCGTCAGATATTGCGTCAAGGCATCAATAAACATGCTGCGGTGAAGGGGTAAGGCATGGAACAGACTTATCAGCCCGGACGAGTTATTAACATAGGCGCTGGCCCGGCCCCTAAAGATTGCTTTGGACGCTCATACATGAGTGTGCAAATCGCTGGACGCCCGTCTGAATGGCAACCCGCCCCAATGACTTCATCGGATGCCCGAGATATCAAAGCCCAGGCATTGACGGAGGCTTATATTCAGGTCACCGCATTGCAAGCCGCTGTCAGCACCCAGTTAGCGACTCCCGAAGAAATAACCGAATTGGTGTTGTGGCAAACCTACCTGGTACTGATGAACCGCGTCGTTCCTGATAGTCCTCTTGATATTGTTTGGCCGAAAAAGCCAGAGGGTGGACTGTCATGATAAATCCTAACATCGCTCACCTTCTTGGCATCTCACGAAAAACCACCGCAACAAAACAACCTACGACAAAAAAGGCAGGTTCATTGATGAAAAACTTCAGTCATTTATTTGGTACGCGCCTTAATGCCTCGGTGGATATTGTTGGTACTGATAAGCAGCAATCCAAGGCGGTTTCCATAGCAAAACCCAGCCAGCACAGTCGTGAGCACAATGTAGCCATTTCTGACGAGGCGAAAGCCAGCCCAGTACAGGCAATTCGATTACTCAAAGATACCGACCTGAGTTCATCGAAGATTAAAAAGCGACTGGCAGAAGACCCGGAAGCATTAACCGTGTTCACTCAGAATTTCATGGAGCAACGTGATCCGACGTGGGAGCTTCAGGACGATGAAGAAAAGGCCATGACCGCGCTGACTTATTCTTCTGGGAACGGTGATACCAATGGCTATTTGGCAGCAAGGCAGAGGGCGACAAAAGCACTGGCCAAGATGGTGGAGCCAATGACCGAAGATGAAATTCAAGCCATGATTGAGCGTAATAGGCAGCGTATGAATGCGGCTGACCCTAATACCCCTGATAACGTCGAGGCACGTAAACAGGCTGAGGAAGAATTTAATCAGGAAATGGCCCATGCCACAGCCCGCCGTAATGACCGGCTACGGGCTACAGGTGTCATGTTGCGTGGTGATGCAAAGCGCGTCAGTGGTGAAATAGTTGCGCCACACGGTGAAGTTACCAGCATTAAAGCGAATCTTGATGCGGGAATGAGTCCAGCAGCGTTAACTCGCCCCTAAGTCGAGCCGGGAGCCATTAGCATGAGTTATCAGCACTTATTCCCACAAGCTACAGCCCATACCGAGAATCGTCTCAGTGGCAGCCTGTTACGACTACAGCGGCTATCACAGTCTGCACAGGCTCAAGATGAGCAGGAAAGGGCGAGTGTAGTGGTCTCCCGTCACTCTAATGCCCACTGGATAGCATCCAGCCCCGAGGCTAAAAACAATCCGATACTGGCACTCAAACTGATTAAGCGCCGAACACCGCACGAAGAGGCTATTGATACGTTGCAAGTTAGTGCACGACACCTGAGTAAATTCACCAAGCGCAAGATGATTGCGGTCTGTGCTGGCTGGGAATGCCTGGATACTGAAGACCGGAATATGGAGGCATTCACCTACAGCATGACCCACAGTGACGATAACGGCTATCACGCTGGTTTCTTTGCTGCTCAGAGAGTTCTTGAGAAACATGTGGAGCTGTGGACTGAGGAAGATATCAGGTCATTGTCTGAACGGTATGGAGTGGCAACACAGAGTGAGCGGGGAATGGCAGGTTGATGGACCTCGGAATTTTTTGGGTCCCTCCTGGCAACATTTATTACACGGGACATTGCGCGCCGTGTGGTTTCCCTAGCTATAAATTTTTGAATTTGATTGACACTTTACACTTGACACTTTCCTGTTATCGATTTGTTGCATGTCTCTGGCTGCTTGGTCTGGCGGGAAATTAGCGCAATTTTTGATTGACAGTTTGATTGACACTTTTCAGGGTGAAAGTGTCAAGTTGACAGAAAAAGTGTCAAGCGGTTGACACTTTACACTTTGATTGACACTTTGCCGCTGGTGGGTTGACAGTCGGCACCAACTTCACGGTTTGCCGCGGGAGCAGCGAAATGAGTTTAATGTCAGTAAGCCAGTATGCAAAACACGCAGGTATGAGTCGTCAGGCACTTTATACATGGGAAAGTAAATCAGGTTTCCCCGCGCGAGTTGGCAGTAAAATTGATGCTATTGCCTGTGACGCCTATTTGTCGCGATATCGTGATAGCCATGACCCGCGAGCACAGAACGCCAAGAGTAAACCAGTGCCAACCAAGGGTAAGGTTAAAGCGGGTACCAAGCTGGTAGAAATGAATGTGGCTGAAATCAGGCAGCATCTGGACGGTTGTATTGGTCAGGCTGTTGAGATGGACGATGACGAACGCGCCACCTTAGCCGCTAAAGCGGTGGGCCTCTATCTGAGCGAAGGCCCTGACAACCCGCCTGTGACGTTTGGTGGTTACCGCCTATCTATCGTCGAAGCGCCAGAATGGGAAACCGGGCAAATTATCGCGGGTGGGGCCTTTGGGCTGTCTGCGATTGATGTGGTGTTTGAGTGCCTGGACTACACGCTTACTCTGATGAGCGATGAGACAGAGAAAACAGCCATGCGTGAGGTTACCCCCTCGTTGCTTTATGTCCTCTGCAATGATGAATAAATTACTAACCTAGTGGGCTATAGACCTGCAATCTCCAATCTTTGCCAGCCTTGTGCTGGCTTTTTTTTGAATGCTGTTGCGGTAAATCGTTAACTCTCTTTTCTGGCATATCAGGTTACCCATGAAAACTATCACTGGCAGGATCACCAAACCCCCCAAACGCATTAAGACCCAAACAGGCAAGATCATGGTGGTGTCCACTATTCAGGTTGAGACCGATAAGCGGACGCCTTACCCGCTGCAAGTGGTCGGGTTTGACCTGTTGGCACTTGAGTTGATGTTATGCCAGTTCGGGCAACGAATAACGGTTACTGGGGTGACGGGATTTCATGACGGTTATCAAATCAAGGCGGCGGCAATACAGCATTTAGTTTGATTTTCGGTAATTCTGGTTTTCTGACAGAGATTAATTAAATCAATGGATTGGGTATTGTGGCACTCCATAATTAACACATCAGATTTACTGATTTTATCCACGATTGAGGAAGGTATTGCGATATCACAACACCTAATAAATCCGCACCACTTCCCCCTCAATGGCTTCACGCTTCATGCCATCGTCACGCATATCTTCTCTGGATGGTGACGAGGTAATGACCCTAACTTTAACTGAGGGTCATTCTGGTAAGCGTGGCGGGGCGCGTAGTTGGAATATGATTGCTGAGTCTGGTTTTTACAAATTGATTGCCCGCAGCCGTAAAGCCACAACCTCTGGTACATTCGCCCACCGTTTCACTAATTGGGTATTCCGCGAGGTTATCCCCTAGATGCTCTATGTTCTCGGAAATGATGAATAAGTTACATACTTAGTGGGATATAGACCCGCAATCTCCAACCTTTGCCAGCCCTGCGCTGGCTTTTTTATCTCATTTTCCTATTCATCAGGTTATTCGATGAAAACGATTACTGGCAGGATCACCAAACCCCCCAAGCGCATCAAGACCCAAACAGGTAAAGTGATGGCGGTGGCCACTATTCAAGTTGAGACAGACAAGCGGATGCCTTACCCGTTGCGTGTGATCGGGTTTGACCTGCTGGCCATCGAGTTGATGCTATGCCAGTTCGGGCAGCAAATAACGGTAACGGGGTCTACTGGATTTCATGACAGTTATCAAATCAAGGCGGCGGCAATACAGCATTTAGTTTGATTTTCGGTAATTCTGGTTTTCTGACAGAGATTAATAAAATCAATGGATTGGATATTGTGGTACTCCATAATTCACACATCAGATTTACTGATTTTGTCCACGATAGAGGAAGGGATAGACATACTTCCACACCTAATCAACCCGCACCACTTCCCCTTCAATGGCTTCACGCTTCCCGCCATCGTCACGCATAACCACACAGGAGCCGGGCAAGGCATAGCGCGATACGTTACACCACACGCCGCGCCCACCACCCGATTGTGTCCTGTTCTGCCGTTGCTCATAGCTCGTTATCCTTTCCAGCAAGCCAGCCTTGACCATTGATTCAAGCGTTCGCCTGGTAGACTCAACATAGTGACTATTATCGAATGCCCCGTACCGAAAAGCATGTATGCCACCCCAGACACATCGAGGGGTGGTGCGCCAATCTCACCAGTAACCCATTCACGGTTATCCGGTTCGTAATAACTCAATATCTCTTTTTTGCGGCTGGTCATTCTCATGGCTGGTGGATTCCTTAGTGTGGGATACATCTACCGTCTATCGTCGTACAACTGGTAACGACGCCTGTATCCCCATTGAACCGCGCACCATCAAGAAAGGAAACAAGCGAGCTAGCGGCCCTATCAAGATTCTTTATGCTCGTTATAAAGAACTGGAAGCAAGAAAAGCGCTTGGTCATTCCCGTTTTCAAATCGTCATCGGTGCATAATTCACATTAAGTGAATTTTTAGGGGAAAACATGTTTGATTTTTCTGTTTCTAAACATCCGCACTTTGACAATGCATGTCGCCAGTTTCCAACGCGCCACAATCTGACGCAGTTGGCGAAACAGTTGGATATGAATGCGCAAACGTTGCGGAACAAGCTAAACCCGGAGCAACCGCACCAGCTTACGGTTACTGAATTGCTTGCGATCACCGACGCAACAGAAGACGCCAGCCTTATCGATGCCATGTTGGCGCAAATAAATTGTATGCCGTCAGTGCCAGTAAATGAGGCCAGCGCCGATAACATTTCTACCTACGCACTTAAAGCAACTGCCGCCGTGGGTTCTATTGCAGCCGCAGCGGTACAAGGCAACCATAAAACAGCATTCAGCAAATCAGCCCTGCTGGATAGTGTCAATACTGCGATTCGCCACCTGTCACTGATTGGTCTGACAGTGCAATGTCGCATTCAGTCAACCCCTGCGCTTGCTTCAACCGTTGACGTTATTAGCGGGTTGAGTGCTGCCGCCGGTTTGAGTTGAGGTGTCTTTATGATTATTTCTATTGCTCCACTGTTAAAACAGCAAAGCCCGGTAAGCCTGCGCCATTTCGGTCACGGTATGCTGGAGTTGAAGAACGGCCAGCGCTGGAAGCCGGGAAGTAATCAAAAGGCGCTTTTACAAGAACTGTCCTCTTCAAAGAAGACGCCAATATTACGCCGTCTGCTCGGGTGTTGATTGGGGGATATATGCTGCAATTAACGGAAGCTGAAAAATTGAGAATGACGGGCATTGCTCGTATTGCTGAAATTAAAGAAAAATATTTACGTAATAGAAAGAATATTGCTCAGGAGGCTTTTGATAAGTCACCGGCACATTTACGTAAAACAATCTGCTTTCATGCAGGGTTAAAAAGTCGCCATGTGAATATGCAGTTTTCAGAATTAACTCCAGCAGAAAGAGAATCTGTTGTTGAAACGCTGAACTACTTAATTGAGTTTACTCGTTCGCTGCCGTCGTTTGTCAGTAATGATGACTGCACACTGAATATTATTAATTAATCATCACCGCAATATATGGCGTTCTACTCGCCGGGTTTCGTATTGCCTAAAAACAGGAATTATCTATGCAGAATACAGAACAGAATATATGGGTTTTCGTAGACCCCGCCAAGCCGGGCAGTGACCGATCAATGACAATGATGTCAGTCGAATCAATGGAGCTAATGCTCAATGAAGCTCGAATAGATGAAAGGAAGAATCAGGCCGTTATCGTTTCAAACTATATGGAAACCATGGCCGCAAAAATCCTTAATCTTGAAATGAATTGTAAAGAAGTGGCAGAACTTCTCTGTCAGGTTGCAGAAAAAATGATTAATCAATCTCACGAACAACACTAGCGGATAATTAAATGAATATTAAAATAGGTGAAAAATACGTTGTTACTTCTGACCGCCTGCAATTTATTCTTAATGAAGTAAAGGTTAGTCAGAAAGGTAAAAATAAGGGGCAAGAACGTTTAGAGCCAATTGCTTATTATTCGACTATCTCACAATTAGTCGCGGGGTTAATTAATCGCCATGTAGGTGAAGCGCAGATTAATAGCTTTGCTTCGCTGGGGAATGAAATTGGTCGCATCGGTAAACTGTGCCAAGAAGCCTTTTCAGCCAAATGACCGATTCGAACCATGGCCGCATTACCCCAACTCCGCCGTTGCCTTATCCGGGCAGCGGCGCTGCTGTTACTCAATGGGCGCATACTTGGAACGCTCCCCGCCCGGCAGTATCAGGACCTGAAAGACCGCTTACCCGTGAACAACTGATTCAGGGGCAAGCCGTTTTAGACAAAATCAATAACCTCCCGCATTTCCTGCGTGACCAGTTCATTTCCCGCCACGGTTTTCTCTTAGCCAATAAGGGACTACACGCCGCGAATAAGTGGCTGATTTTTGTTTTTGAGCAGCGTATCTGGCCGCGCATCCGTGTGGTTAATACCAAGAATTTCATGGACACCAAGTACCTGCGGGAGTTTTCGCTAGAGCCAGAAGACTACGACAAATTACCGGGACTGCACGATAAAGAGCTACGACGCTTGGCCCGTCAAATTGCTGACGAGCTTATGGCGTTCTTTAACCATTATTGCGATCAGTGCATCGAGAACAATCAGGGCGATCGTTCCATTTTGTTGGTGCTAGGTACACAGAGGCGAATTTTCGGCAAGTTGGGGCGATTCGCTCATGCTTTCCATATCACCCCGATGCACTGGCGCAAATACCTGAAAGGCCGGTTAGATATCACCTTAGCTATCGCCAGTCTGTCACGGCTGGTTGATCCTGAATGGTGGGAGCGCAAACTCAAAGCACAGAGAACCCGCTGGCGGGAAGCGTTATTGATTGCTGTCGGTAATGTTAGTCGGGATATGTCGGCGTCTTCTTATGCCAGTAAGCAGGCAATTCGCGAAGTGTTCGCCCGTCGGCAGTCTAATCTGGAATATCTCAAAAGCTGCCAGTTAGAAAACATTGAAACCGGTGAGCGCATCGACCTGATTGATAAGGTGATGGCGAGTATCTCTAATCCAGAAATTCGCCGTATGGAGCTAATGAGCACCATCGCCGGTATCGAAAAATATGCAACGTCACAAAAACACGTCGGCATGTTCCTGACCGTCACCACTCCGTCAAAATATCACCCGACTCGTGTTATCGGTAAAGGTGATAACGAGAAAGTCCAGCTTAACCACAAGTGGGACGATGAAGCCTATTCTCCCAAAGACGGCCAGCGTTATCTCTGCAATATTTGGAGCAAAATGCGCACCGCTTTTAAAGACAATAAATTAAGCGTCTACGGAATGCGGGTGGTTGAGCCGCACCATGACGGTACGCCACACTGGCACATGATGCTTTTTTGTGAGCGCAGGCAGCGCCAACAGATTATCGACATCATGCGCCGCTATGCGTTGAAAGAAGACAGTGACGAGCGCGGAGCCGCTAAATATCGCTTTGAGTGCAAGCACCTGAACAAGGGCGGGGCCGCTGGCTACATCGCTAAATACATTGCCAAAAATATCGACGGCTATGCACTTGAGGGTGAACGCGACCATGAAACCGGTGAGCTGTTGACTGAATCCGCTGCGGCGGTGACGGCGTGGGCAGCAACGTGGCGCATCCCTCAGTTTCGCCCGATTGGCATTCCTTCCATGGGTGCTTATCGCGAGTGTCGCCGTATCCGTTTTATCAGTCTGGCTGAGACTTTCGACGAAACCGTGGAGGCCGTGCGCCATGCGGCTGACGAGGGTGATTTTGCTGCCTACATCGCCGCACAGGGTGGAACCAATAGCGGTAATCAGACTGTGCGCGTAGCCAAGCGCGTCGCTGACGAACTCAACGCTTATGACGAAGAAGTACAGAAAGTTGTCGGTATCTATGCCCCTCACTTGGGCGCTGACCATGTTCATGAAACCCGCACAACCCAATGGCGCATCGTTTCGGGTACCGTTGACGTTGAGCCTTTGACGTTGAAAAGCGCCTCTGGCGCGCCTCGGAGTCCTGTCAATAACTGTGGGTTAGGTGGAAACACCCAAGCGCCAAATGACCCCAACGGGCAGGCTAAAACGCCTGTGATGGCGATGGAATACCCACCGGATGCCGTTATTGACTGGTCGGACACTGCCGCCGTGAGGGCGATTGTGGCCCGTGTTAAAGAGAAACAGCCGACGATTAGCAAGATACAACGAAGCTATGACCCCACCAAAGGCCGCCTTATTGCACCATCAGCCCGTTTAACCCGTGAAGAACGCCAGCGCATCCCCCAAATCCGCAATGATTTACTGCTGAAAGATATCAGCGCTCAACGCTGGGAGCTGGAATCGTTAACCCGTGGGGCCAAAATGTCGTTTGGCGGTGATGTTATTCAGTATCCGGCCCTGTCCGACTGGCCGGAATTCGATGATTAATCTACCTGAGAGAAAGCTCATGACTAAAACCGCTGCAACTACCCGTAAACAGGCACAGCGCCAGCGTGATAAATCTGCTGGTATCAATGAGATCCGCACCCGACTGGAGCCAGAAGAATACGCCATGTTGACCGAGGGCATGGTCGCCCGGCGTCTGTTCCGTCCAGCTTACGATTTACCGGAATATATCGCGTTACTTATTCGACAGGATAATCAGCGACTAAAAGAGCAGTTGGCCGAGTTGGATAAACAGCGCTGTGGCAAATGTGGCGACACATTACCAGGCGATCCAAATGGGTGTTGTTTACGGGGTGAGACGGCGTGCTGGCAGACCAAAGGCATCAACAGCTTATTAATTAGCGCAATTAAACCATTGTGACGCGTCACAACGTTAATTAAATATCTGGTGTGACGTGCTGTGTTCACTGCTTTGATGCATAAAAGGCTTGTGGTTCAACAGGCTACTTTTTAAGCCAATGATTTTTACTCAAGCAAAACCATAGATTTATATAGAACTTTTCTTAAAAAGTGCATAGTATACTGTATATAAACACAGTATTATTGGGTGCTGGAGAATGTCAGGTGAGAGATTTAGATGGGCTAGTTCTGCTAGAGCGGATAGACCTCATAGCTAGAATGTCAGTCAGTGACGACATGAAAAACAGAGATCGTGAAGTGGCGTTGGTGTGGATATCGGAGTTAGCAGAAGAAGCTAAAGAGTTATTTTGGGAAAACAAAAATTAAATTACCCTATTGCAACCTACTGATTTTCAGTGTTATTTGATTTTAAATCATATGGTTGTTGTAAAGGCTACAAAGCCTTATGTAGATTCTATATTTACAGTATAATGCCGGAAGTTTTGCTTGGAGGTAAAATGCCTACTGTAGTTTCCCTTTTTTCTGGATGTGGTGGTTCCGATGCCGGTGTTATCAATGCTGGTTTTAATGTGCTCATGGCTAACGATATCTTGCCCTATGCGAGAGATGTTTACTTAGCTAATCATCCAGAAACTGATTATGTTTTAGGCAGTATAGCCAATGTAACATCATTTCCTAAATCTGACCTTTTAGTCGGTTGTTATCCGTGCCAAGGTTTCAGCCAAGGTGGTGTGCGTAAAGCTGATCGTAAGATAAACACTCTATACCTTGAGTTTGCAAGAGCATTGAACGATATAAAACCCAAGGCTTTTATTGTTGAAAATGTTTCTGGCATGGTAAGAAAGAATTTTCAGCATTTACTGGAAGACCAAATCAAAGTATTTACTGATGCTGGATATCGTGTATCCGTAAAAGTTTTGAATGCGGCAGAGTATGGTGTTCCACAAGAAAGAAAAAGAATATTCATTGTTGGGATTAGAAACGATTTTGATACTGAATACGTGTTTCCTGAACCGACGCATGGTATTAATGCAACAAAGCCTTTTGTAAGCATAAAGGATGCAATAGGACATTTACCTGAGTGGCCAACTGGTGAGTTTTATGATTTAGGTTTCCATTGGTACTATATGTCTCGGAACCGCAGACAAGAATGGGATCAAATTTCGAAGACTATAGTAGCGAATGCTAGGCACATGCCTCTGCACCCAATAAGCCCTTTATTAGAAAAAGTCGAAGTTGATGTATGGCGTTTTACTGAGGATCGACAGGCGAGACGTTTCAGTTTTAGGGAAGCTGCATTATTACAGGGTTTTTGTGAGCTAACATTTCCTGAAACAGAATCAGCATCTTTAAATATGAAATACACTGTTGTAGGAAATGCTGTACCGCCTCCATTATTTGAGGCGGTAGCGAAGTCTCTTCCTGATTGGATTTGGTAACTAGGGTTCAGCAATAACATTGCTGAACTCTTCCTCAAATGTATTAAACCAATCAAAACTGACCAAATCATCCCAAAAATCTGATTTTTCTAGGAGAAACATAACCCTTGGTCTATCAATTAGAATAACTCCTGATGTTGGTCGGGTTGTTACCCATTCACCGTTTGAATCTCTATATAAAACAGGAGTAAACATAATTGAAGGATAAATAAAATTAGTATGAAAATAAGTCCCTAGATTAATTGAGTGTGCTTCTAAAGACTTTTTGGGCCATCCTTCCTCTTGTGCACCACATTGACCAAGAATTCCAAAATTACTATGCTGGTTATCCTCAAAATCGAATGTGGCGATAATATCAAATCCACCATCGCCAGAACTACCAGCTTTATCGCATTCCTCTTCGTCAATCCTTTTTACTCCAAGATCTTTGCCCATTATTCTTAATGCTTGCCGTAAGTCAGTTCCATAATATGTTCTCCTATCTTCGGAGTTGGCATCAAATACTCTAGCAATTCCATGATTAGGTAAAAGTGCTTGTGCTGCAAATTTGCATACGACAGCGTAACCTCGTGCCCATCGTTGTGCTGCACCTGTAATTCGAATAAAAGAACGAAGCCGAGAGCAACTCAGAAGAAAAATATAGACTCTATGTTTATTGGTAAATGTATCTTTTAATGTAATTTCATCACCTTCTACGACAAAAGGGTATGAATCACCTAATGATGCATAACGATACTCTAACTGAAGCCATAAATTCTCTAATTGTCTCTCGCTTCGATCATTCAGAACAGCACCAGAGCTTATTCTGCTAATTTCATCACTTTCTAAGTCAACTTCATCAAAGCTAGTATTTGAAATATTAAGTAAAGATGCAATATCATTTTTATGAATGAAATCTCTACCCATATATTTATATATAGATAGTAACTCAACTAAATCCGCGAATAAATGCGGAGTATTAGGATGCATATCCCCTACATCAAAAGTCGTCATCCTTTCTTTCCTTATCAGCAAGGACTGTACCAACCATCTTAATATTTTTATTTATTCTTTTTGCAACATCAAAAGCACTATGGCTAAATTCAACATTTGCGACCATACCAGCAGCTTCTATCATTAATATTTCAACTTGGTAGAGGATTTCTAAAAAATCCTCACCTATATTGGTCGTAAGTTGATATGCCACATTTAATGAAGCACCATCTCTAAATTGCTGAAGAGATTTAGGACTAGCTACAACAGCACATAACTGCCTCAAATTACGTGACTCACCAACTCTAGTGTTCCCTCCCTCATCTTTAAGATAAAGCCATTCTGTTAGTTCTTTTATGGCATCACGGTTTAACATGGACGGGTCAATTATTGGGTTTGATGGTTCAAATCTTCCAGAGGATAATACTTCTACTCCTACAAATGAACCTAGTCTTTCATCAGCTAATGCCGTTGAAAGAATGGAGAACTTTATAGACTCTTCATCTAATTTATCTATACCAAAGAAATCTTCAGCTTCGATTATTTTATAAACAGCTAGCGCATCGAGATTCCTTTTTATATGATCTCTACGGCTCCCTATTTTTTGTGCAACATCAAAATATCGTTGCATAGGGTCATTGTGGGGTTCGGTTAAATCAAATAGCTGTTTTATATATCGTGCTTTAGATAATGGCTCCCACTGTTTAATACCAGTAATATGTCTAAAACCTAAATATGGTAGTACCTCATCTCTATTTAGTTTTTTTATAACAGGTAACTGTTCAAAGCTGTTTGTATTGGCCGAATGTATTGATACCATGCGTGTGCTCGGCTTTTCGCATAGGTATGGATTCACGATTAGTCGAACTGAACTGAGCCTTCGATTACCTTCAACAACAGTATATTTACCATTTTTATTTGGTATCACAATCAATGGTTCACCAGAGAAAAAGCCATTTTGTGAAATCGCACCCATTAAATCTTCAATAGAAGTGCTTTTGGCAATATAATTTATCATTGAATGTTGGGATCTATCGACCCCCTCAGGCAGTCGCGGGTTATCCTCGTCTAATTCAAGGTCATCTATGTCTACTAACTCTATGTTTGACATGCTTTGCTTCTCCATGTAAGCAATGTGTTCTCCCAGAGGCCATAGCAGAGTAGCACCAGATTTAAGGGCTATCTAGTTATGCATGCATATAGTGCATGATTCCGCATGTTGATCCTCCCCTCTATTTTCCTTGGTTGCCCCAGTCCCGGCGCGGTTCTCGATACCTCATGCAAGTGCATGAAAAGCGACCTGTAAAGCGCGCAGGCGTGGCGGGGATAGCATTGCGCGCAAAGGGTTTTGATACCCCTATTCGTAGCGCTTGGGTGGTCCGTGGTGTTGCGTGCGGTTGGGTGGGGAGTCAATACGTGTTCGTGGGGTGTGAGGGCGTGACGGGCGTCTGGTGGCTTGTGGTGCGAGGTGTTGGAGTCGCTACTTTTCAGGCGTGAAAAAGCCGCCCGGTTCGGCGGCTATGATGTTCAAAACTATCAGTTAACTATTTGTAAACCTGAAACGCGGCCAACTTATTGTCATCCGTAAACTGCGCGGCAACAACGCCGTCTTTGACCAGTGAATTAATAATTCCAAGCGCGCCAGTCATGTATTTGCCTTTAGACATACCGCAAGCTACTTCAGAGTCATGGGCTAATGCCGCGTTACACTCTACCCGTTGCGATACCAGTGCAGTAATACAATCCGGGTCAAGTAACAACGCTTGATTAAGGATATCAACAGCCAATTGCGCTGCTATTTTTTGGTTAGCTTGCGTTTCCATTTTATTCCTCGCTTATCAGTTCATAAGGCTTGAACCGGATCACCTCTTCCCCTATCCAGTCATTCACCTCCTTCAATCGTTCTTGCAACGGCGTTAACTCGTTACGAACAAACACTTGTGAGGCTTTTCCGACGTCACCGAAACCACCGGTATTGTTGGGAATAATCCCCATCATCTGTGGCGGCACCCGGTGCACACTGAGCAGGTCGTCACGGGTGGCGTTCTTGATATTAAAAAAATCATCCTTGGTGGCGACTTCGCTCAACGGTAAAATCTGGATACCGTCTTTCTTGCCATTGGGCGCGTACATAAACAGGTTGCGAAAATTGCCTAACCCTTTAGTGTCACGCATGGCTTTACGCATCGCCTCAATATCGCTGCTGCTTTGCGCCGCATCAGTCATATACAGGATGTACCCCGCGTGAGCACCGTTCTGGTAATACTTGCGGCGGAATAGCGTGGCCGCTTCATTGAGCCAGGCAGAATTTAAGCCGCTGAGGTATTCCGGCAGGCCGTAAAGCTCCTGATTAATATCCGGTTCTATCAGATGGAAAACGCTACCGGTTTCAAACAGGTGTTCATTTTTCCAGTTTTGAACAAACCAATAACAATCTTTCTCTAACCCACGGCGGGTGTACTTGGCCGGGCTGGGGTCGAGGCGCAGTGGCGCGCCCAACTGGTTACGACGTACTTCTAAAAACGCATTACCGAACACCAGATAATCCAGTGCATAGCGGCTAAAAGCCTGCTGACTGAGCATTGGGTGAGGGGTAAATGTGCTTGCCAGTATGTTGCGTTTCACATACAGCGGTGAGCTGTGATGTACCGCCGCGCGGAAGCTGCGCGCCAGCCCGTCAAAGCTGATCGGCGGGTCATACCATTTACCGTTACCGGTGCATTCGATGTAATCCAGAATTTCCCGCTTATCGAGCACGGCGGAGGGTTCGCCAAAAGTGAACGCCTCCACCGGTTGCTGTTGACTGGCGGTGTGATTGGTTGCTGGTCGGCTTAATGCCTTGCGGCCTTTGCGCTTACTCATTTTACTTCCCCTGCATTGCTTGCCGCTTGTGACCAGTCACATAAATATAAGAGATTGAAATCATCTATTGTCATGTGCTTTTTCAGCCAATCTTTACCCCAGTTCTTTTCCCATAACGTACAGCCTTGCTGAATGGCAGCATCAGCCGTGACCGATTGACGGAATACGCCATCAGCGCAAAAAACGCCGTTATCCGTGTGTATCACCGGTGCTACTTTTCGTGGGCGGCGCAGTGAGCCGTTCCAAATCTTGAACGCGGTATTTGAGTGGGAGGGCGTGGTGTAGAGTGTTAAACGATGATTTTTGTGCATTGCCATCCCCTTAGCCATGTGCAGTATTGAACGTGGGTTTTTAGCCCATGCATATTCACCCAGGTACACATTCCCAGCATGAGCGGCGGCGTGACTGTTTTCCCCGTGAAAGGCGATGAGCGCGCCATTACCTAGCAACATGTTACTTGGCGAGAATGAACTCACGTTTACCCCAACTACCCGACAAAACTCTGCAAGATAAGCGCGGGTATTCAGGGCGCTACTTCTGGAGCAGGTTAAAAAATGCTGATTGCGGCCGGTGGTGATGGCATCCAGTAACGCTTCAAAAGCGAAAAGCCAGTCGGCCCCAATCTGGCGCGATTTGGTGAGACTGCGGTCTGTGCTGGTCTGCCCCACGTGATACCACGTTTTCTGATAATCAAAGGCCGAGTTTTCGAAATGTTCGCGCAGGCCGTCAAGCTGACCAGCAGTAAAAGTCATTGGCTTCATTGGTAAAACTCCAAGAAATTAGGGCTGTGACCGCCATATGTCGCGGTAAGGGGTTCATTTAACAGGGCATGCATAATCGCCCACGCCACATCGGCGTGGCTGGCTTCTTCGCTGCGGCTGGCAACATAAGTCGAACTTTTGCCGCTGGCGGTCATGGTTTTGCGAATGGCCATAAAGGACTGGGTGATGTCGGTGTGGCCGGTGTCATATTCCAGGCGGCCGTTATTGATGGTGTGCTTGGCTTTCAGCACCATGGCGGTCTTGATTTCAGGGGTGTATTTGATTTCCCTTGCTGCCGGGAAGAACTGGCGCACCAACTGGAAAACGCCTTGGCCGACGGTAGTGGCATCGATACCGATATACTCCACGCAATATTTCTGCGTCAGCTCTTCGATATGTTTGGCCTGCGCCTCAAAGTCCATCCCTTTCCACTGGTGGCGTTCCAGTACGCGGAACTTGCCGCCCGGCACCATCGGCGGTGCAATCACCGCACACCCGGCACTGTCGCCGCCGTTGGCCTCGGACGGGTCGTAACCAATCCACACCGGGCGATGCCCAAACGGCCGCAACGAATACGGGTTGTAGTCCTCCCACTCTTCCAGACTGTCCACCATGCAAGCCTGCAACTCGGCGAACGGGAAGACGGACGCTTGATCGTCAACAAATTCGCACATCAACAGGTTTTGATATTCTGACGGGCCGTATTCCAGTGAGAGCTGGTTGAGGTCAAACAGGTTACAGCCGCCCGCCAGTGCATCCTCAACCGTGACAATCTGCCGCCATTGACCATCATCACACAGCGCGCCACGGGCTAAATGGCTGTGGCTGAGATCCAGTTGGATATGGTCGGATTTATTGCGGCGGCCTTTATTGAACAGCTCACCAGACCAGAACGGATAGGCACTGTGCGCCAGACTCGACGGGGTGGAGAAATAGGTGGTACGCCATTTCTTGTGTAATGACATGCCGCTGGCGACTTTGCGCAGTTCCTGAAACTTGGGGATCCAGAAATATTCGTCAAGATAGAGATTGCCGGTGTAGCTCTGCGCCGTACGGACGTTAGTACCGAGGAAGAACAGGCGCGCCCCGTTCGGTAACACCATCGGGTCGCCTTTCAGGTCAACGTCAACCATCCGGGCGAAGTCGATAATGTAACTTTTGAACACGTGCGCCTGTGCTTTGCTGGCGGACAGAAAAATCTGATTACGGCCTGTTGTGATGGCATCCAGTAACGCTTCACGGGCAAAGAAGAACGTTGCGCCAATCTGCCGTGATTTCAGGATATTGCGGATACGGTGAGTTAACCCGGCCTCAAACCAATTACGCTGATAATCAAAGATATTTTCATGAAATATCGACTCCAGCTTCTCAATCGCCGACTCACTAAACAGGTTTTTGTCCGGCGTCTTGCGCTCCCCTTTGTTGCGGTTCGCCACTGCCGGGTTTAAGTCGGCCTCACTGCCGGTCTGGTTATAACGGTTCACCCGTGCCAGCCGTTCAATCTGGCGGCCTAACAGGTCAATCTCTTTAAAATCCCGCCCCTCTTTGGCGTCTTTCATGATGAGCTGAATTAACCGCGCTTCCATGCTGGTTTCCACCCGAGAAATGGGCGCAATGGCATCCCACCCGTCGCGCTTCTTCCAGCTCTGCACAGTCGGTGATTTCAGGGCCAGCGTGTCCGCAATCTGGCGCACAGAAAAGCCTTGCCAGTAAAGCAAGGCCGCCTGTCGCCGTGGGTCGCTGATAATGGTGCTCGGTGTCGTATTCATGCCATTAGGCTACGCGACCAGCCCGACCCTCTGCGCGCCCTGCCAGTTGTGCCAGCCCCGTCACAACTGGCTTTCGTTGTTGCTGCCGCCATACATCAGGAGACTAAGCCCCGAACGAACAACCCTAATCACATGAATGGAGCCACACATGGCTAAGAAAGTGTCTAAGTATTTCCGTATCGGCGTTGAGGGTGACACCTGTGACGGGCGGAAGATTGAAGCCGACGATATCGCTGGAATCTGAGCCGCTGGTCAAGCTGTTGCAAGAAAATGCTTATCGCGAGGTGATATTGCGCCAGCGCGTTAATGATGCGGCCCGCGCGGTGATGGTGGCCTATGCCGTCGGCAGTGATTTAGACCAGCTCGGCGCAAATAACAATGTTGAGCGGTTGGTGATTACCCCGGCTGACCCCACGGCCATTCCGCCGATTGAGGCGGTGATGGAATCGGACAGTGATTTCCGCGTGCGTATCCCGCAAGCCTTTGAGGGCTTGAGCGTCGCCGGGCCAACCGGGGCTTATGAATATCACGCCAAAAGCGCTGACGGCCGGGTGGCCGATGCCTCGGCAATCAGTCCGACCCCGGCCTGTGTCACCGTCACGGTGTTGTCGCGGGAGGGTAACGGCGCAGCATCAAGCGAACTGTTGGCGGTGGTGGAAGCCGCGCTCAATGATGAGAACACACGCCCAGTGGCTGACCGGGTGACAGTGCAATCCGCCCGCATTGAAGATTATGAGATTGACGCGGTGCTCTATCTGCATCCGGGGCCAGAGGCGGAGCCAATCCGCGCGGCAGCCGAAAAGAAACTGAACGCCTTTGTTACCGCACAGCGCCGCCTTGGCCGCGACATTCGCCTGTCTGCACTGTATGCCGCGCTGCATGTCGAGGGTGTCCAGAGGGCGGTGATTAATGCCCCGCTAGCTGATGTGGTGCTGGATAAAACCCAAGCCGCATTCTGCACCGGCAGCGCCATCACGGTTGGGGGTACAGATGACTGACCGTTTATTGCCAGTCGGTTCCTCGGTACTGGAAGTGGCCGCCGCCCGTGCCTGTGCCGAACTGGAAAATACCCCGGTTCCGATTCGCCAGCTCTGGAACGCCGACACCTGCCCGCTGGAATTATTGCCTTATTTGGCGTGGGCGTGGTCAGTGGATCGCTGGGATGAGAAGTGGCCGGAAGCCACCAAGCGTGTGGTGGTGAAGTCCTCGCAGTATGTCCATAAACACAAAGGCACCATTGGTGCTATTCGTCGGGTGGTTGAGCCGCTCGGCTATCTTATCAAGGTGATCGAGTGGTGGAAGACTAACGAAACGCCCGGCACTTTTCGCCTGGATGTTGGCGTATTGGAAACCGGCATTACCGAAGAAATGTATCAAGAGCTGGAACGGCTGATAGATGACGCCAAGCCATGCAGCCGTCACTTAGTTGGTCTGTCTATCAACCTCGACAGTAGCGGCCCGCTATATGTGGCCGCCGCCAGTTACAGCGGCGATGAACTGACCATCTACCCCTATTTGCCTGAAACCATAACCGTGACCGGCGAGGATTACGCCAGTGCCGCAGTCCATATTATTGATGACATGAGAGTGAACCCATGACCGTGAAATTCTTTGCTTTACTGACCAACATCGGCGCGGCCAAGCTGGCGAACGCTACTGCGCTCGGCACCCGCTTAGAGATCACCCAAATGGCGGTTGGGGATGGCGGCGGAACTCTGCCAACCCCTAACCCGGCACAAACCCAACTGATGAATGAACAGCGCCGCGCTGCCCTTAATATGCTGACCATTGACCCGGTTAATACCAGTCAGATTATTGCTGAACAGGTTATTCCTGAGACTGAGGGCGGATGGTGGATCCGGGAAATTGGCTTGCTGGATAAAGACGGTGATTTGATTGCCATTGCCAACTGCGCGGAAACCTATAAACCGCAACTGCAAGAGGGCAGCGGGCGCACCCAAACCATTCGGGTCATTTTGATTGTCAGCAGCACCGCCGCTGTCACGCTAAAAATCGACCCATCCGTAGTATTGGCAACGCGGGAATATGCAGACGACAAAGCAATTGAGGTTAGGCAGTATGCCGATAAGTTACTGTCTGACCACGTCGCTGCGACAGATCCTCACAACCAGTATTTACGTGCCGCCGACAATCTTGCGGGCGTGAACGATAAGTCTCAAGGTCGAAAAAATATGGGGTTGGGCAAACTTGCAGAAAAGGACGAACTGACATTCTCTGATGTGGGTGCCGCGTCAGCCAATGATGTCGTATCACGTAAATGGGGAGGCACATTTGATAAATCATTGCACGTTCGTGACACACTGAGCGCAGGTAATATCAAATCAGAAACTAATATTGACGCGTCCGGGATTATTACTTCTCGTAATAAAATTGAATGTCGTTCGCCGGGTTCTGATGCCTATTCCGCCGGGTTCCGCTGTTATATTCGTGACTCGGTCACATCAATCACTACAGATTATGTCAATACGCATCCTGATAGCGGCGAGCAGTGGATGTTCGCCACAAATTACAACTTTGTTACTGGGGGTGTTGATTTCACTACCCGAGGTCATTTTATTTCTAATGGGATAGTGCGTGCGGGAGGGCTTGACGGTGGGTTTATGGATGGCAGTGGAAATATCACCGGGGCGCAGTGGGGGGAAGGGGGTGGGNGGTCAGTTTTCATCTAATGGCGTGATCGTTGATAACCACAGCCACGGCGGTGTTGAGCGCGGTGGCGCTGATACGACAGGGACAAAATGACAACCTATAAATATAGCGGCATGAACCGTAACAGCGGCTTGCAGATCGACGATATTGACCATATTCGCCAGTCAATCAGTGACATTCTGGCCACACCACAAGGCACGCGGGTGATGCGCCGCGATTATGGCTCACTGTTATCAACCTTGATCGACCAGCCGCAAAATCCCGCCTTACGTCTAAAAATGATGGCCGCTGTTTATGGCGCTGTGATGCGTTGGGAGCCGCGCGTTACGCTGAATGCCATCAGTATTACCACGCTGAGCAACGGCAAGATGATTGTTGATTTAACCGGGAGCCGCACCGACAGCGACAGCCGGTTGAGTTTGGCTGTGCTAATAGGGGGTCAATAATGCCGACCATCGACTTAAGTCAGTTACCGGCACCACGGGTGATTGAATCACTGGATTTTGAAAGCCTGCTTGCATTGCGTAAAGAGGATTTTATTGCCTTATATCCGTCAGAGCAGCAAGCCGCAGTGAGATTAACGCTGTCATTTGAATCTGAACCCATCGTGAAGTTATTGCAAGAAACCGCTTACCGCGAGTTGCTGTTGCGCCAGCGAGTGAATGAAGGGGCACAAGCGGTGATGGTGGCCTACGCAAATGGCAGTGATTTGGACCACCTCGGCGCAAACAATGGCATTGAGCGACTGACCATCACCGCAGCCAATCCAGACGCCATCCCGCCCACTGCCGCCGCGATGGAGTCTGACGACGATTTCCGGGTACGCATCCCGCAAGCCTTTGAGGGCTTGAGCGTCGCCGGGCCAACCGGTGCGTATGAGTATCATGCCCGCAGTGCCGATGGCCGGATTGCTGACGCCTCCGCCATTAGCCCATCCCCCGCTTGCGTTACCGTCACCGTGCTTTCACGTGAGGGAAATGGTACAGCGGCACAGTATTTATTGGATAAGGTTTTCTCGGCACTAAACGATGAGAACGTGCGCCCGGTAGCTGACCGCTTAACCGTCAATTCTGCCACCATCGTGGAGTATCAGATTGACGCCACGCTCTATTTTTATCCGGGGCCGGAAGCTGAGCCGATCCGCGCCGCAGCCGAAGCCCGATTACAAAGCTATATCAGCACCCAGCGCCGCTTAGGGCGTGATATTCGTCTGTCAGCTATTTATGCTGCGCTGCATGTTGAAGGTGTGCAGCGGGTGGAGCTGATCGCGCCGCTGATTGATGTGGTATTAGACAAAACGCAAGCCGCTCACTGCATTGGTTATACCTTGACGGCGGGCGGCTCAGATGAATAAACGCTTATTACCGGTTGGCTCTACCCCACTTGAGATCGCCGCCGCACAAGCCTGTGCGCGCATGGCTGACATTGATGTACCGCTGCGCAAATTGTGGAATGCCGACACCTGTCCGTTGGAATTGCTGCCTTATCTGGCCTGGGCGTGGTCAGTGGATCGCTGGGATGAGCTTTGGCCGGAAGCGACCAAGCGCGCGGTGGTTAACGCATCGTACGTCGTCCATAAACACAAAGGCACTATTGGCGCTATTCGCCGCGTTGTGGAGCCGCTCGGCTATCTGATCCGCGTGATTGAGTGGTGGAAGACCAACGAAACACCCGGCACTTTTCGCCTGGACGTTGGCGTATTGGAAACCGGCATTACCGATGAAATGTATTTTGAGCTTGAGCGGCTGATAGATGATGCCAAACCGTGTAGCCGTCACTTAGTTGGTCTGTCTATTAATCTGGATGTCAATGGCGCGATCCCTGTGAGTGTCGCCAGCTATGACGGTGACGAATTAACTATTTACCCCTATTTACCCGAAGTGATTACCGTGACCGGCCAATGCTATACCGCCGGTGTTGTACATTTGATTGATGAAATGAGAGTGAGCCTATGACCGCTAAATTTTATGCCTTAATGACCAATCTGGGGGCGGCCAAACTGGCGAATGCAACAGCCCTCGGTACCCAGTTACAGATTACACACATGGCGGTTGGGGACGGTGGCGGTGTGCTCCCCACGCCGAACCCGGCACAGACTCAGCTTATTGGCGAAAAGCGCCATGCTGCCCTGAATTCGTTAAGTATTGATGAGGTCAACAGCAGTCAAATTATCGCGGAACAGGTTATTCCTGAAACGGACGGCGGTTGGTGGATACGTGAAATTGGCCTGTTTGATAAAGAAGGTATTCTTATCGCCATTGCCAACTGCCCGGAGACCTACAAGCCGCAGTTGCAGGAGGGCAGTGGTCGCACACAGACGGTGCGCATGGTACTGATTGTCAGTAGCACCGAAGCGGTCACGCTAAAAATCGACCCATCCGTAGTATTGGCAACGCGGAAATATGCAGACGACAAAGCAATTGAGGTTAGGCAGTATGCCGATAAGTTACTGTCTGACCACGTCGCTGCGACAGATCCTCACGACCAGTATTTACGTGCCGCCGACAATCTTGCGGGCGTGAACAATAAGTCTCAAGGTCGAAAAAATATGGGGTTGGGCAAACTTGCAGAAAAGGACGAACTGACATTCTCTGATGTGGGTGCCGCGTCAGCCAATGATGTCGTATCACGTACACGGGGAGGCACATTTGATAAATCATTACACGTTCATGACACACTGAGCGCAGGTAATATCAAATCAGAAACCAATATTGACGCGGTCGGGGTTGTTACTTCTCGTAATAAAATTGAATGTCGTTCGCCGGGTTCTGATGCCTATTCCGCCGGGTTCCGCTGTTATATGCGTAACTCAGTCACATCAATCACTACAGATTATGTCAATACGCATCCTGATAGCGGCGAGCAGTGGATGTTCGCCACAAATTACAACATTGTTACTGGGGATGTTGATTTCACCACCCGAAGTCATTTTATTTCTAATGGAATAGTGCGTGCGGGAGGCCTTGCCGGTGGGTATATGGATGGCAGTGGAAATATCACCGGGGCGCAGTGGGGGGAAGGGGGTGGGGATCTTTGGGGATTTATTAACAATAAAATCGCGGGTGTGCTGGCACAGTTTGGTAAACGTCACTTTGCTGGCTCGGATTATATCCGTATTCCAGACGTGCCGGGCGGGCTGATTGTGCAATGGATGACTGGCCCTGTTTCTGCCGGCGAAAATA